CAGGTGCAGGAGAACTTGGCGAAACAGATGAAATTGCTAAAGCAAATGTTTATCTGGTTGGAGTACAAGGTGACGGTGAGTTAGGCGAGACAGAGCAAGAATTTGCCTATTACGTTACTGGAGTTGAAGGTTTTGGAGATGTAGGAGCACTAAAGATTAGCACCGATGTTAATTACATCGGTTGGGGTTCAGGCCCGTGGAGCCGTGGTCCTTGGGGTGAGGATGTTAGTGGGTTTAACGTAGATCCGGTATCTGCTACTGGGCAAGTTGGTTCTGTTCTAGTTCGTACTCTTGCAAATGTATCCCCAGTTGGTGTCGAAGGTGAAGGCCAACTTGGAGAGGAAGAGGTAAAGACCTCAGCCAATGTACAACTTACAGGGGTAGAAGGTGAAGGACAGGTTGGACAGGCAATTGTATCTTCAAAAGGAAATGTATTTGTAACAGGGGTTGAAGCCTCTGGAGAAGTTGGAATTGCACGGGTTGGTTTTGGATATTACGTTACTGGAGTAGTTGGTAGTGCATTATTAGATCCGGTAGGAATTTCTGGTTCCGGTTTTGTACAACCTGCCGGTTTTCAGGCTGAGGTTGAGTTAGGGCAAGAAATAGTAACGGCGGCGGCTAATGTTCTCGTAACAGGTGTTCAGGCTTCAACTAATTTAGGTACAGCAACCGCTAGTATTTCAGTTGATGTTCAGACTACAGGACTTGATGGGACTGGAGAAACCGGCTCTGTAACAGTAGTTACTAAAGCAAATGTTTACCCAATAGGGGTTGTTGGAACAACGCAGTTAGGTGAAATTGATGAAAGTAGGACTGCCAATGTACCGGTAACGGGAGTCGTAGGAACCTTGGCAATTGGGCAAGTTACTACTAAAACAGTTAATTTTATAACGATTTCGGGGCTACAGGCAACAGGTTCAGTAGGTAGTGTTGTAGTAAGAATTCCAAAAGGCGTGTCTGTAACGGGGGTTCAAGGACAAGGGCGTGTCGGAAAAGTTTTGATCTGGAGTAAAATTAATCCTAATCAGAATCCTAACTGGCAACAGATTAATGAAGTTCAAACACCAAACTGGTTGCCGATAGCAGCATAGGAGTAAAAATGTCGAGTACGTACAGTAATTTAAAATTTCAACTTATGGCAACCGGGGATAACTCGGGAACATGGGGCAATGTTACTAACGTCAATTTAGGGACGGCAGTAGAAGAGGCTATAGTTGGCTCTGCTGATGTAACTTTTGCTAGCGCTAATGTAACCCTAACCCTCACCAATACCAACGCAACTCAAACGGCTCGTAACCTTCGGTTGAACTTAACTGGAACTACGGGCGGCGCTAGAGATTTAATCGTACCTGCGATTGAAAAAGTATATATCGTTAATAACGGTTGTGCCGATACCATCACAGTCAAAGTAACAGGGCAAACCGGGGTTGCAGTCCCCGCCGGTTGTTCTTACCTTCTTTACAATAATGGAACAGATGTTGTTAATGCTTTAAATAAAATTTCATCTTTCTCTGGTGGAACGGGTTTAAACACTTTAACAGCAGAATCAGTAATTATTGGAAACGGAACAAATACAATTAAACTCGTAGCCCCCGGAACCGCTGGAAATGCTTTAGTTTCCGATGGTAGCACATGGGTTTCTCAAGCGGCTGGTGGTTTTGACAGTGGAACTGTAACTCTTTTTGGTCAGTCTACTGCCCCAACAGGGTGGACTAAAAATACCTCTACCGGAGATGAGCATACTTTTAGGATAGTTACAGGGTCAGTTTCAACAGGAGGTTCAGTTGATTTTACAACTGCTTTTGCTTCTCAAACTCCAACTGGTTCAGTATCTATTACTTCGATAAGTGGATCCGCTGGTAGCACAACTCTTACAACTCCTCAGATCCCATCCCATAGTCACCCAAGCGGAAATTTAACGCCTAGCGGCCCATTTGCTGGCAATATGAGGAACCCAAATGGTGGGCCTTTTGTTGTTGGCAATATGGCAAGTTCAACAGGATCTACAGGAGGCGGTGGTTCTCATGATCACCCATTTAGTTTTTCAAGTGGTTCTGGAACTTTTACAGGTAACTCAATTAATCTTGCGGTTAAGTATGTTGATGTTATTAGGGCCACTAAAAATTAAGGATACGTAATGGCAAGCACATACTCAAATATAAAAATTCAACTCATGGGAACCGGAGAAAACTCTGGTACGTGGGGTAATGTCACAAACGTAAATTTAAGTGAAGCAATTGAACAGGCTATCGTAGAAACTGCGACCATTACTTTTTCAAGTGCTAATGTTACTTTAACTTTAACAAATACAAATGCTCGTCAAGATGCGAGAGCGCTAAGACTTAATTTAACTGGCACAACTGGCGGCGCTAGAGACTTAATTGTCCCCGCTATTCAAAAACCTTATATTGTTAATAATGGTACCGCTGACACTATTACCGTAAAAGTTTCTGGTCAAACAGGTGTAGCCGTTCCATCTTCTGCTTCATATATTTTGTATAACAATGGAACAGATGTTGTTAATGCTCTTAATGGTATTTCAGTGGATTCTGGTGGAACTGGGCAAAATTCTTTAACAGCAGACTACGTAGTTCTTGGTAATGGAACGGCTCCAGTTCAATTTGTAGCCCCCGGAACTTCAGGAAATGTTTTAACTTCTAATGGATCTACATGGACTTCTCAAGCAGCGGCTGCTTTTGATAGCGGAACTGTTACTGTTTTTAATCAAACGAGCGCCCCAACTGGTTGGACTAAAGATACGTCAAATTACGATAATTCTGCGCTTCGCCTTGTTACTGGAACAGCCTCTACCGGAGGTTCGGTTAACTTTGTAACCGCTTTTGCTTCCCAAACCCCAACAGGTAGCGTTGCGATAACAGCAATGTCTGGATCTTTGGGTAGTACAACTCTTACAACTCCTCAGATTCCAAGCCATTCTCATACTGGTGGTGCTCAAGGTATCAATATAGTAGTGACTGCTAGTCCTTTTAACAACCCAGCCCCACGAGTATTTCCAACCATTCCTACCGGTAGCGCAGGGGGTGGTGGTTCTCATGATCACCCATTTAGTTTTTCTAGTGGTTCTGGAACTTTTTCGGGTAACGCAATTAATCTCGCTGTTAAGTATATTGATTTAATAAGAGCCACTAAAAATTAAGGGGCGGAAATGGCTTCAACCTATTCAAATTTAAAAATCCAACTTATGGCAACCGGAGAAAACTCCGGTACATGGGGTAACATAACTAATGATAACCTTGGTGTTACTATTGAGCAGGCCCTTGTAGAAACTGCAACTATTACTTTTGCTAGTGCTAATGTAACCCTAACCCTCACCAACACTAACGCTAGTCAAGACGCAAGAGCGTTTCGTTTAAATCTTACAGGAACAACTGGCGGTGCTAGAGATTTAATTGTTCCAGCGATTCAGAAATCGTACATTGTTAATAACGGTTGTGCTGATACCGTTACCGTAAAAGTCTCTGGGCAAACAGGCATAGCAGTCCCTGCTGGTAAATCTGTACTACTTTATAATGATGGAACAGATGTTGTTAATGCCCTTAAAAGCATTTCAGTAGTTTCAGGTGGGACAGGGGTAAATACGTTAACTGCGAATGCGGTTTTAATTGGGAACGGTACTTCGTCGGTAAAGTTTGTCTCCCCCGGAACCGTTGGAAATGCTTTAACTTCTAATGGTAGCGCTTGGGTTTCCCAAGCAGCGGCTGCTTTTGATTCTGGAACAGTAATGTTTTTTGGGCAAACTAACGCCCCAACTGGTTGGACTAAAGATGCGGTTAACAACGATAATTCAACTCTAAGATGTTCGACATCAACATTATCCACAGGTGGTTCAGTTGATTTTACAACTGCTTTTGCATCCCAGACCCCTACTGGGTCTGTTGCAATTACATCAATAGCCGGTGCTGGCGGGAATACTACTCTTACAACTCCTCAGATTCCATCTCATAGCCACCCTGATTCAATGGGGGTTAGTGGGCCTATAAGTCCGTTTGCGCCGGGAGAAGGATTTTTTTGTTTTAACACTAGTGCCCCTACTGGTAACGAAGGGGGTGGTGGTTCTCATAGCCACCCATTTAGTTTTTCTAGTAGTTCTGGAACTTTTACAGGTAATGCGATTAATTTGGCTGTAAAGTATGTTGATTTTATACGTTGTACTAAAAACTAGGAGATTAGTTAATGCAACTTAAGAACGGAACTTTCTGTCCGCTTATTAAAAAAGATTGTGTTGGTATTCAATGTTCATGGTTTACACGAGTTCAAGGTTATGATATGAACACCGGTAATCAAGTTGACGAATATCAGTGCGCTATTGCTTGGATGCCAATGCTTTTGATTGAAAACTCAGGACAACAAAGACAGACTGGCGCCGCAGTGGAAAGTTTCCGTAATGAAATGGTTAAGGCTAACGAAGCAACTACTAAACTTGTGTTGGCCCAAACTAAGATTAAACCTCAACTTGCAGGAGTTAAAAAATGAGAGTAGTTATTTTAGGTGCAGGCACTGTTGGAAAAGATGATATTTTCTTTAACAATCTTGATTTATCTTCTTGCGGAATGCCTTCTAATGTATGGGCACTTCAATGGAATGAAAAAAACGATAACAAAGGGCATATTGAATTTAATACACCTACCCCAAACGAAAATATAACATCTTTACCGGCATGGGCAAATTCTTGTTTGGCTGTATGGCAAGTTGCTTATGATGCGTCTATTGCCCCTCCTCCTGCCCCAACCCCAGAGCAAATAATTGCTGAAAATAAAGCAAAAGCCGAAGATCTTTTGTCTTTATCTGATTGGTCAGTTTTACCTGATGTTCCTCTTGCTAATAGACAAAGTTGGGAAACATATAGAGCGGCTGTTCGTACAATTGCTATTAACCCAACATTAAATCCTGTGTGGCCCACAAAACCCGAAATTATCTGGCAATGAACAAACAGTTATACGACAATAATTTTTTATATGTACCAAATTTTATACCTGCTGAGGAAGCAGATAATTTGGCGCAACAATTTTTTATTGCCCAAAAAAACGGGAAGTATAATTTTGACCCCCAATGCCCTTCTTCCCCTTCTATGTATAACTTACTACCATGTGTTAACTTATTAGTAAAAAAAGTACCTTTTGTATCTGAGTTATTAGAAGAAGACGTTTTACCTACGTATACGTATGGTCGAATTTATTCTTTTGGAAATATTCTTGAGCGGCATAGGGATAGAGATGCTTGTGAAATAAGTTTTACTCTTAACCTTCAGCAATCTGGAGATCCTTGGCCTATTTGGGTAAAGAAACCTAATGGGGAAGAAGTTAGTGTTATTTTAA